CGACAACACAGCAGGCATGGATACACCGGTAAGCATGGTAAATCTTGCCTCCCTATCCAAATCTCCATCTAAATAATCAGCTCTATGCACCCAGCCTGGTGTACTACTCTTTACCTGCTCCCCGATGCAAGTCGCAAGCAGATCCGCTTTTGTTTGTCCAGGTGATGTAAATATCTCCCATCCTCTGGCAGTTGTTGCTGCGGCTGCATTGCCATGAATAGAAACAAGGACAGAGTGTTTAGCTACAGATGCGTAGGAGTTGGCAAGTTGGCAGCGTTTATTCAATGTTGTGTCATTGATAGGCTCGTATATCTTTTTAACGTTAAAGCCATAGTCAAGGAGGTACTGCTCTAAATAGTTAGCTAAAGAGCGATTAAACACTCCTTCAAAAAACCATCCATAGGAATGAAACTTGCCTGTGCGATGTTGATAGCACTTTGAAGGATAGGTAACGTATTTCTCTGGGCCTGTTCCGTTTCTCATGCCACCATGCCCGGCATCAAGGCATATTAAAAATTCATTTGCTTTCATGTTTTATATTTTTAAGGGGAGAAGAAATTAATCAACTCCCCTCGGCTGCATAAGGTAGCGAATCGTCTGCGCCTATAATTTAAATCCAATAAGGGCAAAAGCTGCACTTATCAAACCTAACTTTGCAGGTAATTTTACTTCAATTTCTTTGCCTGCACATTCGCGGCTTGTCTCCTTGATTTTATCCCAAATGATTTGAGCAAGTTGGACATATTCTCTCCAAGTAAATTTTACCTTGTTGCCTTCAAGATGAACATTTATCTCCGAGGCTAACTCCGCAAAGTTCATAGAGTAGCAAGCCACGTCGCCCATTGGTGACTTTATTCCATCTGCATTTTTAAGGGCATCTTTTAAATTAGTCTGCATATTATGTTTTTTTAAAGTTTCTAAAATCATTGAATGCGTTATTATTTTCTCCATTCTTTTTAACGTCTGAAAAATCTAAGAATAATTGTACCGATATTTGTGCCAGTAATAGATTTAATATTTTCCGAAATACTAAACAATTCCGTTGCTGCAATAATGAAGCTGACAGAATATGTTATCTGCGATGGCAGTTGAAAGGTTATACTTGCCCCGTGAAAAATCATTATACCGCAGAAATAGGTTACCACCTTTTGCGATGTGCGATAAAGCCCTTTGCTGGTTATCGGCTCTCCCCTTTTCCTTGCCGACATGATTCCCGTGACTGTGTCGGCAAAAACTACAAAGATTGTAAATATCAAGAAATGTTTAATGGGTAAGAAAAACGAGAATAGCACTCCGCAACAAATGGAATAAGCAATTCCATCATATCCAATTTTAAAAATGTTGTAAATAACTGCTTTCATTATTCCAGTTTTATTAGCCTTACATCTCCATCCACCGTTGCAAATTTGCCATCAGCGTATTTGTACAAGTCGTAGCGCACACCGTTGAAGGCAAAGGAAACTTGATTGGTAAATGTAGATAAAAGTAGATTGGTTGAAATAGAATAAACTTTGCCGTTGTCTGGATTAAAAATTAAACGCTTATTGCTGTTTAATTGAATTACTCCATCAATAATTTCACCGTTAAAGTTTAACTTCCAGTCTCCGACAAACTTTGCCGTGTCCCTTTGAGCCGTGGTAAAATAGACAGGCTTACCGCTTATTTGAACGTGCAAGTCATTGTAGTAATTAATTCTTTGTACTGACTTAGCCTTTGTAATAATAGGCTTTGCATGAATGGCTAACGTGTTACTTTGCCTTTCAGCATCTGTCACAAGGCTTTGAATGGCAGTTGCAGAATCGCCCAATATTTGCTTTGAGCCTGTGACAGTTGAATCAGACAAAGTTGTTTGCTGAATAATGTAATAAATGTTGCCTTGCTTTTGGATGTACACGGTGTCTTTTACAACGTCTTGGGCAAAGGAAAACAAGGGAAGGAATAAAAATAGGTATCTCATTTTATTTATTTTCAAGGTTAATAATTCTTTGTTCAAGGGCTTTGATAAGGGCTTGTTGCTCTTGGATGGCTTTGGTAAGTGTTGCAGTAATTGCCCTATAATCAAGTTGTAAATCGCCTGTCCCTGTTGATGATACCGCGTTTGGTATAATGTCAAAAACATCTTGTGCAATAAAACCAACTTCTTTTACGTCACTATCTATTTTTCTGTCTGTATCATTATATAAAAAGGTAACAGGATTTAAAAGTAAAATTTCATTTAATCCAAAAGGACTATTTTCTATTGTATTTTTTAAATTCATATCCGAAGTTGCGGCTTGTAAAACACCATTAGCATCTGCTCCTATATCGCCTATTCCATTCATTGCCGTAATCCTTGCATTACCTCCAACATGTAATGTTTGTGTTGGATTTCCATCACCAATGTTTATGCCTACTCTTAGAAATGTATCTAAAATCATTATATCTTTATAATTTTCAACATCTCTTCCAGTGGCTTTTGCAAATCGAAATCCATAATTATGAATTATCGTACCTCTAGCTCCAAAAGTACCAAGTGTAGCAAATTGAAAAAAACTATTACCATCTGTTGAACTTAGTGCCAAACCAGTATTGGCTGTTCCTGCAATGTGTAAAACACTTGTCATAAAATCAGGGAAAGTAGATGTGTTTAATCCTAATGTTGTTCCGCTTGAAAATAAATTTGAATTTGAAATTGATGACGTTCCATTACCTTTTAATATTTGATTTGCAGTAAAAGTAGTTGCGCCCGTTCCCCCATTTGCCACAGGCAAAGTTCCCGTTACTCCCGTTGTCAATGGCAATCCCGTTGCACTTGTTAAAACACCGCTTGAAGGAGTTCCTAAAGCTCTGCCACTACGATAGTAATTTGTAAGCATCGAAGCCGTGTCGCTCGGCAAAAGGTTTAAACGCAGCCATGCGTTATTTGTAGCCTTTTTATAGTGCCACATTATATTTGTCGTGGTATCAAGAACCATGTAAGCCATTGTGTCAATGGAAGGCTTTCGCACCGTATCAGTTGCCGCCACGCCCCGATAAATAAGTCCGTCGGCAGTTGTCTGTTCTCCCAGTGTTATCTTTTGATTACCGTTGCTCGGGTACTGTGCCCATGCAAGGCAAGGCAAAACGAAGAGGAAGAGGAAGAGGAGTTGTTTCATTATTTTTCTTTTTTAAGATTTAGAATTTCAAGTTTTAAATTATTTAATTCATTTGATAATTCTTTAACTGAATTTACTAAATGCCAAATTAAATTATCTGTATTTATAGATAAAATACCTGTGCTATTAGTAGATACAGATTCTGGAAATATTTTTTGATATTCTTGTGCAATAACACCAATTTGTATTCCTTTTCTTTCAATTACAGATAATTTTAATGAATCAATAACTTCTTCTTTAGTTTTATATTCATAATTTTTAACTTCAATTTGATTAATTTTATTTAATCCTTCGTAGTAAAATTCAATATTCTTTTTTAATCTTATATCAGATGTAGTTTCCCATGTTGTAACATTTTTTTCATTATAAGCACCACTTGCCCCACCTATGTAAGCAGTTGAATTTCCTTTTCCAAGTAAATTATGTCCAACAATTAATTGTAATGTGCTATTATTTGCAGATGGTCTACTATTATGCCCTATAACAGTATTATAACTTCCTGTAGTTATATTAAAACCAGCATCAGAACCTAAAAATGTATTGCTTTCACCTGTTGTAATAAGATCGCCTGAACCATTTCCAATAGCCGTATTATTTACTCCTGTAGTTATACTCGATAAAGCACCTATACCTACTCGTGTATTAGTAGCTATTGAAGATGCGCCTTTACCAATATTTATACCATTAACAATAATATCACTACTAAAAGTTTTTGTACCTGTCAATGTTTCCGTACACGATTTACACGCTGCACCTAATTCATTCCTTGCGTCTGCCGCATTTGCTCCTCCAGTACCACCGTTTAACACAGGCAACGGTACGCCGCTCAATGATACAGCCAATGTACCGCTTGATGTTACAGGGCTGCCAGATACAGATAGAAAGGTAGGTACAGTCATTGCTACACT